GCAACATGGTGAGTCCAGGCGCTGGCGGCTCCATCCTGCCGCGCCAGCCGGGTGACCCCCCCGTCAGCGCCAACGGCGGGGGCGGCAGTTGCAGCACCAAACGCCTACCGAAAAAAATAAAACATAGCACCCCCCCGCCCACCGCTACTCGCAACACGACTTCCAAAAAAAATAAAAAATGCATAATATGAAATATGACCACTGACGCTAATCCGTTTCTTGCCTTTGCCAAGCTGTATAAAAACAACCCCGTGCTGTTTGTAAGGGAAGTCCTTGGCGTTAAGCCTGATCCGTGGCAAGAGGAATTCTTGGGGCATATTGCCGCCAACAACAGGCGCATCAGCGTCAGGTCAGGGCATGGCGTAGGCAAGAGTACGGCAGCGTCCTGGGCCATCATCTGGTATCTGCTGCTGCGCTTCCCGGTGAAGATTGTGGTGACAGCGCCTACCAGCAGCCAGCTATACGATGCGCTGTTTGCTGAACTGAAACGCTGGGTTAAGGCGCTACCGCCAACGCTGCAAGAGCAGCTGGAGGTGAAGCAGGACCGGATCGAAGTTAAGGAGGCACCGACAGAGGCGTTTATCAGCGCCAGGACCAGCCGCGCAGAGCAGCCCGAGGCGCTGCAAGGCGTCCACTCCGACAACGTGATGCTGGTGGCTGACGAGGCCAGCGGTATACCCGAGCAGGTGTTCGAGGCGGCGGCAGGCAGTATGTCGGGCCACAAGGCCGTGACGCTACTCTTAGGTAACCCGGTACGCAGCAGCGGATTCTTTTTTGATACCCACAACCGCCTGAAGGATGACTGGGTGACCATGAAGGTGAGCTGCGCCGACAGCCCCAGGGTGTCAGACGCCTACATGGACGAGATGAAGTCCAGGTACGGTGAGGAGAGCAACGCCTATCGAATAAGGGTGCTGGGCGACTTCCCGCGCAGCGACGACGATACCGTGATACCGATGGAGCTGCTGGAGGCGGCAACGAACAGGGACGTAGCAGTCAGCCCAATAGCCAAGGTTGTGTGGGGGCTGGACGTTGCCAGGTTTGGCAGTGACAGGAGCGCATTATGCAAGCGGCAGGGTAATGCAGTTACCGAGCCAGTGAAAACGTGGAAGAACCTGGACCTGATGCAACTGACTGGTGCGGTGATGGCTGAGTACCAGGCGCTACCGCCGGACCAGCGTCCGCATGAGATTATGGTGGATAGTATTGGGTTAGGGGCTGGTGTGGTGGACAGGCTGCGTGAGCTGAAGTTGCCAGCCGTTGGCATTAACGTGGCAGAATCCCCGGCATTGGGGAGTACGTACAGGAACCTGAAGGCTGAACTGTGGCACAAGGCCAAGGCATGGCTGGAAAAGCGTGACTGCGTTATTCCCAAGGATGAGTCCTTGATTGCTGAACTGGCGACAGTGAGATACTTTTTTACCAGCGGGGGTAAAATTCAGATTGAGGGCAAGGACGAGATTCGCAAGCGTGGCTTGGCGTCACCCGACAAGGCTGATGCCTTTTGCCTTACATTTGCCAGCGATGCCGGGACTGCAATGTTCGGCTCGCAGATGCATAAGTATGGTTCGAGTTTGAAACGTAACCTGACGAGGGCAGCATGAAACTTACAGCAGCAACCAAGAAAATTGCAAAGGTGATGGGCGAGTACAAGGACAAGAAGCTGATGAGCAGCTCCGGTCAGAAGGTCAAGACCCGTGACCAGGCCGTGGCGATCGCCATGTCCGAGGCGCAGAAGATGAAGAAGGGGATGAAATGAGAACCATACCCAAAGAGATGAAACACGCCGTGATGATTATCATGGGCGGTAAAGCTAACGACAGTTGTCCAGAGGCAACCCAAGACGTAACGCTCAACCTGAAGAACCGGGAGAAGGCGATTACCAAGGCCGCATACGGCCCAGAGAATCCCAAGCTGCCCAATACCGAGTTTTGGATGCGTAAAGCAGAGAAGTGGGATGTGAGCGCCAAGGACGCCAAGATGAGCCGTTGTGGTAACTGCTCGGCGTTTAACCAAGACGAGGAGATGCTGGATTGCATTGCCGAGGGTATCGGTAGCGAAGACGTTGAGGACTTGGGGTACTGCGAGATATTTGACTTCAAGTGCGCCGCCTCCAGAACGTGTGATGCATGGATTGTGGAAGACGAGGAAATGGACACAGAGCTGGAAGAATGAACCCTCCCATTGTCATCAGCACCGTCCACGGTAAGGGTTTACCCGTACTGCTTGAGAGTATCAGGCAGTACGCACCTGACGTTCAGGTGTATCTCAAGGGTCCAGAGAATGTGGTTAGCGGATACGGCTGCACACTGATATTGGGTGAGGCCACCAACTTTGGTGATGACTACAACGCAGTTATCAGCAGGGCGTTAAGTGATGGTTATGGGGCTGTAGTGATAGCAAACGATGATATTGTCTTGACGCCAAATAGTTATAGGATGTTGCTGGACGATGTTGCTATTTGCAAGGAGTTAAACCAAAACCCTGGACTGGTGGCGTCAAGGTCAGATGCAGTCAGGCCGTACCAGAATATCAGGTGGAATGACGGCGAGGTGCTGAACAATATGCAGTTCAGCCATGAGTCATTTGTCAGGCCGTTGTCTGTTGTCAGCCCTATATTTGCTTGGATGAGCGCAGAGGCTTTTGAGGATTGTCAGTTTCCACCGATTAATTACTTCAGCGATGATGTTATTTGCGCTGACTTGGAGAAGAAGGGCTACAAGCACTTTCTAAGTGCCAGCTACGTTCACCACATTGGCAGCAGCACAATAGGACGTAACGCATACGAACTGACGCTGGCGGCTAAACCTTGGATTGACAAGAATCGTCCAAACTACGCAAAAGAATGGTTTTGAAATGGAAAATCTAAACACCGACACCCAGGCCGTTGAGGTGATGGACCTAGACGAGCTGCAGGGCATCATCAACATGGAGCTGACTGATGCCGTTAGCTACATTGACACTGACCTGAGTCCCATCCGAGCCAAGGGTACTGAGTATTACCGAGGCGATTTGTTCGGCACCGAGGAAGAGGGACGTAGCCAGGTGGTGGCGATGGAGGTGCGCGATACCGTATCAGCCATGATGCCAAGCCTGATGCGGATATTCTTCAGTTCAGAGAACACTGTCGAGTTTGTGCCAACGGGACCAGAAGACGTTGCCAACGCACAGCAGGCTACCGACTACTGCAACTTCATCTTCAACTCTGACAACAACGGTTTCCTGACCACCTACGCCACCTTCAAGGATTCCTTGGTGCGGAAGTGCGGGATTATGAAGTGCTGGTGGGAGGAGGACGAGACTGTCCGGATCGAGGAGTATTCTGGCCTTGATGACCAGACGCTGCAGATTTTGATGCAAGAGCAGACTGATGTGATGGTGATGAACACCTATCCTGACCAGATGATGGGTCAGTTGCACGATGTCCAGATCAAGCGCAAGATCAAGGGTGGACGGGTGAGGATTATGTCTGTGCCGCCCGAGGAGCTGCTGCTGGACCGCCGAGCCAGGTCATTTGATGACTCAGCCATCATTGCCCACCGCCAGATGGCGACAGTGGCTCAGTTGATTGAGTTGGGCTACGACGAGGACGAGGTGCGGGAGAACATCACCAGCACCGACTTGGACACGAACGAAGAGTACCTAGCGCGTCAGCCCGTGAGTGCCTTTGGTGTTTCTGCTGAGAGCGCCAACCCCATGATGGAAAGGGTGCTGTACGTTGAGGCGTACCTGCGGATTGACTACGACATGGACGGGATACCCGAGCTGCGGAAAATCTGCTGTATCGGCAGCGGCTACAAGATTCTGCGGAACCTGCCAGCAAGCTACATTCCGTTCATTGACTTCCCCTGTGACCCCGAGCCACACACAAGTCCCTTGGAGGCCATGTCCATCTTTGACATTACGCATGACCTACAAGAGATCAAGAGCGAGATTCTCAGGAATACCTTGGACAGCTTGGCGCAGAGCATTCACCCAAGGACTGCCATTGTGGAGGGTCAAGTCAACATTGAGGATGTCTTGAACAACGAGACAGGCGCCATCATTAGGATGAGGGCGCCCGGCATGGTGCAGCCGTTCAGTACGCCATTTGTTGGACAGGCAGCATTCCCAATGTTGGACTACATGGACCAACTGCGTGAGGACCGTACTGGGATGAGCAAGGCGGCTATGGGCCTGAACGCTGACGCCTTGCAGTCCAGCACCAAGGCGGCAGTGGCAGCAACTATCTCAGCCAGCCAAGGCCGCATTGAGTTGATCAGCCGCATCATGGCTGAAGGAATGCGAAAGCTGTTC